AAGTCGCATCACCAATCCCCACAAGATGTAAGTGAGGTTTATCAACTGTATAGCCGGCAAACTCACCCGAAATAGTAATCTGTTCTTCTCTTTTGAGTTCCGCACTGATAACTGTTGTCTGAACCTCTTGTACATATTTAGCATCATCAATCAGATTATTCTGAAGACCTACACTAGATAACCTATTAGGACGGAGTTTGTTATAGTTCTGGACCATTACCTACCCCTCCGACGAGTTGCACCAGTAACCTTATAAATCATTTTGATTGAGTGAATCTTTATTACCTCAGCCTTATCTCTGATAAACCCAAAGACCATAGTTGAAATGCTCTCTCCTTTAGTAGAAGTGCTGATAGCGATATTATCAATCTGTTCGTCATCAACTAACAAGTTCCCAACTGTTGAATCAGCAGGGTCTCCATAATAAGTATTACCAAATGTTTTAGCCGTCATATTCCCAGCGGAGTCTTGTGTTCTTGTTCTGATAGAAGTCTTAGAAGCGACCTCTGCCAAATCAATACTGTTATCAATAACTTGCGCATCATACAATCTTTTATCTGAACCAAAGGCAGCATTATATAAACCATAAGGATATGTAGAGGCAGCAAGATTTGCTTTGCCGTGAGAGGTAATAGACGAATACAACCCTCTAGTTCTCAACTGCAATCCTTTACCCGAATCCACAGTTGCTCCCTTATAGACATACTCAACTGGCTGACCAACTGAGTTGTTAGGTAAGTCAGGTCTATAACTCTGTTCCCAAGCCCACAACGAGCCATTAGTGAATACTCCACTACCGTCATCAACCTTCATAACGTAGGTAGCATCTGCTGTGAATCCCATAGTATTTGAGCCCAAGTTCGTGCTCTTCGGAATAAACTTCACATAAATCAAAGGGTTCTTCTGTTTTAGATTCCAACTCTGAGCATAAGAAGCATTATCATACTCAATCATAATAGCATCGCCTGTCCCAGATGGAACACCTGTTGCGTGGTCTATTCTGTGAAACTGGGTCAATCCAGATGCTGAATCAATCCTCTCGTGAGGGAGTTTATAATCCAAAAGAACACCACCAGGAGTAGTAACCACAGGTTCCCATTTAGTATTATCAAACCCTAACTCAACCTGCCACTTGGTTGGAGCAGTTGCCGCTGGGTCTGTCGGAGGAATACCCTTCACTAGATAGACATATTCACCTGCTTCATTTACTTCTTCAAGCGCAAAGTAGAATGCAACATCAGTTGAACTTCTGTTATAAACCCTCTTCATACTACCATCAACGATACTCTTATCTTCTAGTGCCGAACTATTATCAGTTCCACCACCTCGTCCTAACTGATGGATGCTATAAGCCCTCGCATAAGTGGTCTGAGAGCCATCAGAATAGCCCTGAGGAACGTTCAACCCGACTACATAGGTATTACCATACAAGGACACAATACTGGTCTCTAAGATGAAACCAGTGTCTTTTACGGTTGGGACGGTACCATCATCATAAGCAGTCTGATAATCCCAAAGATACCAACCATCATTTAGAACCCAGGTCACATTACCAAACGAGCAGAACAGTTCTGAGTACTTCTCGTTATAACTGATGAACGGTTTATCTGTATCTCTACTGAATGTAGTAGGCTGAGTATTCGTCAAATCAGTCAAGCCACTAGCCGTAGCATAATGTGTGTATGGGTCTGAGATACCACCTCTCCAATAATCCCTGATACTAGTAGATACTTCTTTTAGTCCCAACTTGCCATCAATAGCATAGACACCGTTCTCACCAATCCACACAGGATTATTTCTCACATTAGTTATTGCTTGCGGACTTGCACATCCAACCTCTGATGAGATTTGAGAAAGAATACCACCTGAGATAAGCCCTTCGTTTGTCAGCGCAGTCTGAATAACCCAAGTCTCTGTCTTTGAGAATACATAGATTAGTTGCCCATTACTGGCAACTGCTGTGATATCTGAAAGAACTGGAATGATATCCGAGTTCCTTGCTTTGATGTTATTGGGTAAGAACGGGTCTGAATAAAACAGAGTGTTACCTGAGGCATACACGAGGTTGCCTTGATGATTACATATCGCTGACACACTTGACACATCACTATCAGTAATATAATCAAACTGCTCTGTATTCAAACCATCAGCGAATGTAACTGGACTAACCACAGAACTCTCACCATATGGCTGAGACCAAGCATATTTGTCAGCGCCGTGTAGTTGTTTCTTTCGCTCAACAACTAGGGCAGGACGATATACCCAAACTCCGAGACCCTCGCTAGCAAAATAAACATTGCCAGCGAGTTCTTGAAAAGATACAGGACTACTCCCAACCCTAATCCAAGTGCTAGCATCCCTATCAATAGACGTTTCATAACAAGCCTTCAAAACACTTTGTTCGTAATAAGCCCTACCACCATCTGCTGTATATTTATGCAGTATGTATTCTGCTCTCGTATCATCTTCAATGTCAAAGATATTTACTGAATACACTTTTGAGTACGTGCCGACATTATCACTCTCACCTGTGAATACATCACTCCGCAATACAGTAATGATTTGCTTATGTCCAAACGCTGTGTCAATAATACAAGAGCCTAAGTGCTCTTGATAACCTGTTGTATTTGGCAGAGTTGTCGTTCCACCTTGTAGTTGTTTGTTGTTTGAGAGAGTAGAGTCCCCTCTATAAAGAAGACCTAACCCTTCTCTCACCTTCCACTCATCATCTCTTTTATGGAAGTTCCGAATGAAAGCACCATCCTTCACCTGGTCTAGGTCCATCCCCTTAGTGATAACTGATGCTTGTTCTTTTTTAGTTGCCACCTTTATACCTCCACAAAGGAACTAGCAGACGGGCTTCTCGTAGTCTGGAAGAACTCTCTCATCCGTTTCTCAAACTGGATAGTCTTCTCTTCAAGTTGTTGATTTACTCCGTTATCCATAATGCTGTAGTGCTTGGCAGCAAACAAAGCGATAATGTGATGAAACTGAGCGAAGTCGTCAATGAAGGCTGATGGCGAACTGAAATCTACTGTATTTGATTTGAGATAGTATAGTCTGATTGTAGCACTTGTATCACCACCAATCCGTAGTTGAGTACCTTCTAGCCAAACCGTAGGAGAACCTACAAGCAGATTATAGTTCATCGGGACTGATTCTTCGCTGGGAACAATATCAAAGAAGTAATCAACATCACCTGTTGAATCAATCTTCGCTACCTTCCACAACTTCAGCATAGGATTATTAGCATTTGCTCCCAAGAGTTCGCTACCTGCACCACCGCCATCTGGCAGCGTTGTTGCTAAGTTGAGCACATCCACACCTGATAGAGTAAAGTCTGCTGTTGAGACAACATCACCTGGACTCTCTGCATAAATGATATTCCTAAACTCATCATAACCAAGTTTTAGAAACAAGTTCCTCTGACTCTCTGTAATAAATGTATTATCATCTTCATCAATAATGGCATTCAAATAATCTTTTAGTTCAGTTGTATTCACTGTCCTTGCCCTCCAAGTAGTGCTTCTGTTGGGTCAATCATCTGAGCCTCCGCACCTGGAATCGGTGCTTGTCCTGCCATCGGGTCTGTTGGAACTGGCGGGGCTTGCGGCTGAACTGCTTCAGGTCTTGGATAGACAAATGCTTTACCCCTCATAGCAGCCAAAGTCTTATCATCATATGGCACCAACAGAGCATTCATAATATCTGCGATTGTATCTTGTAGTTCTTCTTCCAACTGATAGTAGTCTGAACTTCTGATGAACTCACCGAAGACCTGCTTGAATGCATCTTGGTCGTCGTTTGCAAGAATCTCAATCTCATTACCTGCGATAACAGCAGCCAACATCTCTCTGGCGTGTGATAGTTCAGTAGCCTTTTTGAGACGATAACTAGTCCCTGTCTTGAACGACAGTTCCCTCATAGCCTCAGCCTTCTCAATCAAGCCCAACTGAAGTAGTTCTAATACCTGTTTATCTCTACTCTCTTTATTGTCTTGGAACAAAGATGAAGCCTGAATAAATACATCAGGGCTATCAACTAAAGAAGTCCCACTGATAGAGCGGAAGATAGCCTTGCCTGCTCCATCAAACATCCCAATCATACGAGGCTCTGTATAATACTTCTTCATCAACTCTAAGACCTTCACGAAGATGCCTCTGACGGCATTCTCAATATTCTCTTGTGTGAGTTGTAGTTGTCCTATACTTTGACTGGCAAGCGCTTCAATCGCTTTACCTGATGTAACTCCAGTGGCTCTCTTACCAAGCGCAGTATTATGAATACCTGAAACATCATTCATCTCAGTCTGGATTCTCTGGATATTATCTAATACATAACCAGGTAGCGGTGCAGTGGGAAGTTGCTGAGGGGTACCACCAGCAGGATTGTAATAAACCTTCTCACCTGGACGACCTTTGATAGCATCTACAGAAACACCAGCAGTTTTTGGAATCAACCACTTAGGATTGCTCATCAACTCTACATTATGAATGACTTGACTTCTTGCTTTGTTATAAAGGCTCTGTAGTTCCAGTAGGGGTTCAATAAGACCCACACCCCAGAATCGTCCATCAAGAGGAGTATATCTTGCAATATGAACTGGATGCTCACCTTCCCAAGTTCCCTCATAAAGCAACTCATCACCCATAATAATCATATGACGACCATCATCCAGATATACTTCGTGGAGTTCAACACGACCGTCTAGACTAACATTCCCACCTGCTTTGTGAGTATTGTCTGCTATGGCTACATCATAGGTATCCAACTTGCCAGGATATGTTTCTTTGACTGCATCAATATGAGCAAATGTCCTAATGCTTACAAACCTACTCTCTTCAATCGTATCAGCACCAGACTCCACAAAGATATCATACGGGCTAACAGCAACTGTTTTTGCTCTATCATCTTCTTCTGAAAAGAATGTATGGAATCCTGAAGTCCCTGTGATACACAGATACTCAATATGTTTATTGATTGTTTCTTTTAGTCTGTCATTGTGAAAGTAATACTGAAGTGCTTCTTCGCTCATCTCAGCCTTACTAATATCTTCTGAACTAGGGCTGGCAGGCATTACACCCACGCCTGGATAGACTGTCAGTAACTTTGCAGAAACTGTGCGATAGATATTTAGCAGACGATTCACAGTCAGCGCACCTCGTCTGTTCTGAGGCTTCACATATTTCTGTAATGTCTTGTCAAATGCTAAGTGCTGACGACCTTGTGTAAAGAGATAACATAAATCCCAAATCCTTGTATATACTGCTTTATCTGTCGCAGACTTCTGAATGAGGTCGCCAATCTGTCTTACTGTTAGTTTACTCATTATTTAGTCCCCGCCAATAGACGCTGGATAATCTCCATCTTCTTTTTGTCTTGAAGTATATTACTAGTATCTTTCGCTGCTCCACTAACATCTCCATCAAAGGCATTCCCAACCGCTGAACCTAGTGTTGAACCTAGGGCAGCACCCTGAGGTCCTCCAAAATAGGCACCAGCAGCAGTCCCTAAGAGACCTAGCCAATCTGAAATATCTGTACCGTCTTGAGCCCCTGCCATCTTCTTAGCAGCAGCAGCCCTTGCTAAAGGACTAACCTTCCTTGTCATACCTAATCCTCCCAGTCGTAGAGGTCATCAGACGAAGA